CGCTTTCTGAACAAATCGAAAAAGGAAAACTTAGACCGTTAAATATGGCTGAAATTCCTTAGCGTACGTTTTCGTACTTTTAGTAATGGAACCCCTTTAAATGCAATTGGTGAGGATATTAAAAACAATGTTGCCGCATGTTTTCGTGATGAAAAATCGCCTGACGGTATCAACTGGGCAGTGTTGTCACCAGCAACAATAAAACAACGGCGCAATAATTCAGACAAAATCCTTAATGATACGGGCAGATTGAAAGGTTCATTTGCTCATGTTGCCACCAATTCACACGTTGAAATCACCACCGATGTTGAATATGCTGCCATGATGAATTTCGGCGGCACAAAAGCGCAATTCCCGAATTTATGGGGCGATATTCCCGCCCGCCCATTTTTTCCATCCGAAAACTTACCACTAGAATGGGAAAGTGACGTGATGAATGTTCTCAATAACTTCCTAGCAGTTTGAAAACTCCTCATTGGTGAAATAAAGCGCGGGGTTTATTGTCGAAATTTCGCCTAAATTACTAAATCACGCGATTAGAAAAAGTCTTATTACATAGGCAATCTATCGCGCATGAAAACACAAAATCAAATTATCCATTTTTTAGCTGACTTTCAGCTTTCAAAACCTACCACTACAGGCGAACGCACGTTTAGCGGCGTTGCCTATGCTGGCGGCGTAATCACTGACCACTCATGGTACAGCGCGGTGGCGTTTGATTTGGTCACAACCAGTGCAGAAACGCCTTTGCCTTTGCTTTTCAATCACGGCGGCTCACCTATTGGTGTTATCGAAACGGTGTCAATCGGCACACAAATCGAAATCGCAGGACGTTTATTTGCCGACATTGACGATGTTGCCAAAGACATCGCAGTCAAAGCTGACCGTGGCATCAAATGGCAATTATCTGTTGGCATTTTTTCAGGGGCAACTGAACGCCTGAATGGTACACAAACCCACAGTATCAATGGTCAGTCCTTTACTGGCGAAATCACCCTTTTAAAACAAAATCGAATAAGAGAAGTGTCGTTTGTCACGCTTGGGGCTGACGACAAAACTTCCGCCACTGTTTTTAACGCTCAACCCACTAAACCACAGGAATCATCAAGTATGACACCCGAAGAAGCAGAAAAACTACAGAAAGAACTGGAAAAAACAAAAGCTGAAAATGTGCAATTCAAAGCTGATTTAGACAGCGCAAAAAAATCAGCGCGTGAAACTGAAATCAAATCGTTGTTCGCCTCATTAGGTCGGGAATACAGCGAAGAAAAAGCCAAGCCTTATTTTGAATTTTCTGCGGATCAATTCAAGGTTGTATCAGCCGATTTAATGGCACAAAAAGGCGAACAAAAGCCTAATTTACCTGAACATTTATTCAGCGCACAAGCCAATGATGGCGAAACTAAACCAACAGAGCCGCAATTGAATTTTTCGGCAATTTACGACGCTCGCAAGCCACAAGGTAAAAAATAATGGCTACAAAATTAGAAACATTTCATGACGGAGAATTCATTCTTGACCAAGAAGAAAACTTAAGCCTTGAAAAAGTAACGCTTATCAGTGGTCAAAACCTATTGTCAGGCACAGTTTTGGGAAAAATCACTGCATCAGGGAAATATACCAGACATAACACTGGTGCGGCGGATGGTTCGCAAACAGCGGCGGCAATTTTACGCTCTGACTGTGACGCATCAACAGCAGATACAGCGTGCGTTATCGTGGCGCGGTTAGCAGAAGTCGCTGATGCTCGTTTGATTTATATGGCGGGAATTACAGCACCAAACAAAACAGCAGCCATCGCTGCATTAGCAACTAACAACATTATTGTGAGAACTTAAAAAATGGCTGGTTTTGACCCTTTTAAATCCGACGGATTTAGTCTTATGTCGCTAACGGCGGCAATTAACGCACAGGCTTACACGCCAGCCGTTTTAGCTGATAGCGGCTTATTTCAAGAAGAAGGCGTGACAACGCTTGATGTATCAATTGAATCTGACGGTAAAACAGTTGGCTTAGTTGCTGTTCAACCGCGTAACGCCCCACCACAAGTTGTTGTTGGCGATAAACGTGCTATTCGCTCGTTTAGAGTTCCGCATTTGCCAGAGCGTGGACACATTATGGCAGATGAAGTTCAAGGAATTCGAGCCTTTGGCAGTGAAAATGTTTCGCAGTCAATTAACGCCATTCGAGATGAACGCCTTTTAAAAATGCGCCGCCAAATTGATTATACGATTGAATCTCATCGTTTAGCTGCGTTAATGGGTAACTACTACGATGCAGCAGGTAACGTCACCTCATTATTTACCGAATTTGGCGTTTCTCAGCAAACGGTAGCAATGGCATTACCAACCTCAACAACGCCAGTGCGTACAAAATGTCAGCAAATCATCAACGCTATCGAAACCACACTTGATGGCATTCCATTTTCAGGTATTGATGTTTACTGCGGTGCTACTTTTTGGACTTCGCTAATCGAACATAGTGCATTAAAACAAACCGTTCTTAACTGGAATGCAGCAGCTGATTTGCGTGCCGACCCACGAAACCCTATCAGCTTTGGTGGTTTGCGATTCATTCGTTATCGCGGCACAACAGCAGTGAAAATTGCAGATACCGAAGCGTATGCAGTACCAACTGGTGTGAGTGATTTGTTTATTACGCGATTTGCTCCAGCAAACTACGTTGAAACAGTAAACACAAAAGGAATTCCATATTACGCCAAAGTTGAACCGATGGAAATGAACAAAGGCGTAAATATCGAAGCGCAATCCAACCCACTCAATCTCTGCACGCGTCCCGCAGCAATTATCAAATTAACCGAAACCTAAAATGACTTATTGCACTACGCAAGATTTAGTCAATCGATTTGGCGAGCTGGAGATTATTCAGCTCTCGGATTTTGATGGATTGAATGCCATTAACCAATCCATTGTTGACCAAGCAATTGCAGATTCAGACGGTGAGATAAACAGCGCGTTACGCGCTCGATACAAATTGCCTTTGTTAGTTATTCCACCTGAATTATTAGCAATTTCTTGTGACATTGTGCGTTACAGATTGATGCGTGACGATGTAATTGATGCTGCAAAAGACCGCTATAACCGCGCAGTGATATTTTTACGAGACCTTGCAAATGGCAAAGCGGTTCTTCCTGTCGAAGTAAATGATATAGCGGAAATTACAGTTAAAACATCGTTGCCTAAAGTCACATCTTCTGCAGCCACATTTAGCGATTCATTACTCAATCGAATGTAGGGCTAAAGCATGGAAATCGGAGAATGGATTGAAAGATTAAAAAATGAATGCCCATCTTTACAAGGTCGTGTTTTTGGAGCGGCTGAAAGGGCTGTTGCAACAACAAATTCAATGCAAACCCCGTGTGCGTTTGTTATTCCAATGGCTGAAAGTGCAAAAGAAAATAGTACCTTTCCAGGACACCGCCAAAAAATAACCTCAAAAATTGGAATCTCCATCGCTGTCACGAACAAATCAGATGCTCGAGGTGGCGCGGCACACATTGCGTTAAAAAATGTACGAGATGAAGTGCGGTTTGCATTATGTGGATGGCAACCAAAAGATGCAGAAATTCCAGTTGATTTTGTCGTAGGTGAACAGAATGGCTTTGATAATTTCACCATGCGCTGGTCTGATGTTTTCACCACCAGTTATTACTTTATAAAAATGCCAACATGATAGAAGACGAAGAAAATACGATTAAAACCGCCAAAAAGCCTCTCACAGAGAGTGAATTACAAGCGATTTGGCAACAAGACGAATACTGGGGGCAAGGCGGCAGTTACAGCGTTGACCCGTTCACAGGCAAGCGCACACCGATTGAGGATTAAAAAATGGGCTTAACAAGAAAACAGTTAATTTTGGCAAAGGTCGAAACCACTTACGGTACAGATGCCACGCCAACGAACGCGCTAAACGCGATTTTAACGGGTGATATTTCAATCACACCACTTGCGGGCGACACAGTATCGCGCAATATCATCAAGCCGTATTTTGGTAATTCGCAAAACATCATGGTGACAAAATACGTCACGATTGATTTTGAGGTGGAATATGCAGGAAGTGGCGCGGCTGGGACAGCACCCGCGTTTGGTGGGTTATTAAAAGCGTGTGGCTTTGCTGAAACCATTGTCGCAACAATCAGCGTCACTTATTTACCGATTACATTAACCAGCGTCACACAAGCAGGCACGAGCGCGTCAATTTATTTTCAGCGTGACGGCGTGAAACACGTTTTATTAGGGGCGAGAGGTTCAGCAAGTTTTGATTTAACCGTTAAGCAATTACCCAAAATCAAATTCACCTTCACAGGATTACTCGGTACGATTTCGGATAGCGCATTATCAACCGCAGGGCTTGCTTATGTAGGGGCTGCACCTGTTGCAGTTTCATCAGCCAATACCACGCCTGTCACGATTCACGGTCATACACCTGTAATGGAATCTTTCTCGCTTGACGTAGCTAACGATGTGAAATTTAGAGCATTGGTAGGTAGTGAATCGGTCATCATCTCTGACAGAAAGCCAAAAGGCACAATCAAATTTGAACAACCAACACTCGCAACAAAAAACTTTTTCACCATTGCACAAAATTCAACGCTTGGCACTTTGGCGATTACGCACGGCTTAACGGCAGGCAACATTATCAAAATCGAATCCGCAACAAACGGCTTAGGTATTGACGCACCTAAATATGCCGACAATGACGGCGTTGTAATGCTTGATATGGGATTAACTTTCATTCCAACAGATGCTGGCAATGATGAAATCAAAATCACTTTAACTTAATTGGAGCTTTAAAAATGGCATTAGTAGTAGGTAAAAAAAATGAAAGAACGGTTCGTGTCAATATCGATGAAGCACATGATTTTGATAAATACACCCGTCACACCGTAGACATTAAATTCAAAATTTTGCCGCTTGATGAAGTGAAAGAAATTGAAGCTATCGGCGATAAAGAAAGTGAAATTTACGATTCGGATTTGCAAGTATCAAGAATTTTCGACTCGATTGTCAGTGTTGAAGGCTTGAAAGATGAAGACGGTAATTCACTGTCTTACAACGATGATGTACGCGAATTGTTGACTTCAACCTTGTGGATTCGCCATCCGATTATGTCCGAATTTTGGAAAGTTCAAGCTGGTGTGTTATCGCCAAAAGCCTATAAGCAGGCAAAGCTAAAAAACTGATTGGCGCGGGTTATTACTTGGGTATTGGTGATAGCCCGAAAGATCCACAAAGTTTGCAAGATAGCGCGGATTCTTGGGGCGTTACGCTTGAATCCGTGCCGATGGAAGATGATGAAAGCGATGATTTTGTATTGTTTCATGACGGGCAAAAAGCCCTTGAAATCTTCAATGCTTGCCAAACGCAGTGGATGTACTCAATGGATGGCATAACGGGGTTGAATTACAGCGGCGTGATTAGCGTCATCGAGCTGTACGCAAAGAAAAAATCCCGTTTGGATTTGCTCCACGAAGTCAGCGCAATTGAGCGCGGTTTTTTAAATGCTGTGAACGAAAAACGCAAAAAAGATAAATAAAAAAGGATTAGCACCATGTCATCACAACCCAGTTTAGTTATTAGAATCGGCGCAGATGCCAGTGGTGCAATCAACAACATTCGCAACCTTAATCAGACAATTTCACAAACTGGCACGATTACCAACAACACCAGTAATCACGTCAGCAATATCACGCAAAACATCAATTCAACAGGTGACGCAGCAAGGCGTGCAGCAGGTGCATTTTCTGGTCTATCAAGTGCATTAACATCATTAGCTGGCGCATTTGGTTTGCACGAAATCATCAAGCAAATGGACGCATGGTCATCAATGGAAGGTCGCTTGCGACTTGTTACACAATCCACCAATGAACTCCAAAAAGCACAAGAAGGCTTGTCGAAAGTCGCACAAACAACACGCACCGATTTAGAAGCTACAACAAATTTATATTTCAAAATGGCGCAAGCCACCAAAGAGGCGGGAAAATCTCAGACTGAATTATTGCGCTTAACCGAAACGACAAACAAAGCAATCATTATCAGTGGTTCAGGAACGATCGAAGCCAAAAACGCCCTTATCCAATTTGGGCAAGCATTGGGTTCAAATCGTTTGGGCGGTGATGAATTGCGCTCCATGGCAGAGCAAACCCCACATTTAGTGACGGCAATTCGTGATGGGCTGGGCGTAACAACGGCTGAATTCAAAAAAATGGCAGAGGCTGGCGCATTAACTACCGATGTTGTAATGGGCTCACTCTCTAAAATGTCAGGCAAAATAGACAAAGAATTCGGAATGATGCCAGTAACCATTGGGCAGTCGTTCACGTTATTGGGCAATGCCATGACGGAATTCATTGGCAAAGGTGGACAGTCAAGCGGCGTTGCAACAGGCATATCAGAAAGCGTTCAATTTTTAGCTAAAAACTTTGTGCAATTATCACAAGGAATTGAAATTGCAGTATCGGGCTATATTGCTTACAAGGCGGCGGCAATTGGAGCTGAAATCGCAACGCTCGCATTAAATGGCGCATTACTTAAAAATCCAATCGGCGCAGTCGTCACGGCATTAGGATTAGCGACAGGTGCATTATTTACCTTTCGAGAAGAAGCCGTAAAGGTCGGTGAATCGCAAGTAACCGTTGGCAGTTTAGTAGAAACTGTTTGGGATAACATTAAAGAAAAAATAAATACCGCAACGCAAGCGATTGATGATTTCTGGTTGAAACACAGCACGTTGGCAAAAATGAATAATTTCATGCTTAATTTACCAACGCCATTAACGGTTATCAATAATGCGTTTAACGGTGATGACCCAATAATTTCAAAAAAAATTTCCGACCAAGCTCAGTTGCGCGACTTACTCAAAGAAAATGAAGAATTTGAAAAGAAAGGCGCGAATGATTACAAAATCTGGGAATTAAACAGCGGATTAAAAACAATTAAGCCAAAAGTTAGCGTGCTGTTTGATTCTGATAAATTTCAAAAAGATGCCGATTCTGCCGCACAAAAAATGACCAAGGAATTGAGCGACAAATTTGAGCGCATTGGCGAAAAATATAAAGTCCCTGCCGATATTTTAAAAGCAATCGGTATCGTTGAATCAAAGCTACAAAATGGATTAACAAGCAGTGCTGGCGCGGTTGGCATGATGCAAGTTAAACCTGCCAATAAAGGTGGTGCAAATCTTGGATTCTCTGAATCACAATTAAAAGATGAAACGACATCAATTGAAGCGGCGGCAAAGTTACTCGATAACCTTTATGCCAAATATCGCAACTGGGAAACCGTCATTGCTTTGTACCATGAAGGCGAAACAAAAAAGACGCTTAAAAATCTAAAAGAAAATAACGGCGTACTGAATCAAGCCTTATTGAGTTTGGAGGGACGCGAGTATTCGCCAAAAGTTGAAATCGCCTTAAAGTCCTTAAATTCATCGCTAAGTGACACGACAAAAGGCTATAAACAAGTCGAGCAAGCCGCAAAAAAATCCCTTCACGAACAAGAAAAAGCCGCGCAAGACACCTACAATTTTTCTAAAAAAATTGCTAAAGACGAAGACGATATTCAAAAAGAAATCAGCGGCAATATCAAAAAAGGATTAGCAGAACATAAGTCATTGCTTGATGCGATTGCCACGCCTGAACAAAAATTCATGAGTTCAATCGAACGTTACACCACTGGCTTTAATGATGGAGAATTCAGTCTTGAGCAATACACACAAGCCATTGCACGTTTTCAAGACCAATTAAACAAGCCGATTGATAACCAACTCAAAAAATACGCAGAAGAAAATACAAAAGCCTTTGACGCAGAACGCGAGGGCATTCAACAGTTAATGCGCGACCTAACGATGTCGGATGCGGATAAGTTTATCGGTGATTTGCGTGGCAAAAAAACCAGTGATGGCAAGCAAGCCCTTTACAGCGACGAACAAATCAAACAACTTTCTGATTTGCGTGATAAGTGGGAAGTAACGAAATTACAAGATGACATTGGCTTGTCGATGCGTGCTATTTCAAGCTCATTTGGCACGATGTTTAGTAACGTTTTGACAAAAGGAATGTCATTTACCACCGCGTTACGCGATATGTTCAAAAACACCATGACCAAAATCAGTGATGGGCTAATGAATTTTGGCATGACATCAATGATGTCGGGCAATTTCTTAGCAGGTTTTGCATCAATGGCAGGAAGTGTAGTTGTTGGATTATTGCAAAGCGTTTTCAAAGGCAAAGTCACGGATTTAACCACACCAGAAACAGCACTAACAGGTAGTGTTTTGGGTTCTGACAGTGCATCAAATTCCATTAAAAATATCGTCGATACGCTCAATTCAATTCACGCGACCGAATATCGCGAATTAGTATCGCTCAATGACAACTTTAAAAACTTGGTTGAATCGACAACCAAAGGCACGGCATTAGCGTTGCGTGATATGGGCGGCGTGAAATACTCAATGAAAGGTATGAACGGGCAATCGTCAAACACGGGCGCAAGTGAAAAAGGCTTTTTAATGGGGCTAGGAACGACTGCGATTAGTGCAGGGTTGGCTGGGGCTGGCATGGGAACAGGTTTAGCGGTTGCCGCATTAGACGCTGCTGCAATATCGTTAGCCACAACAATGGGTTCTGCTGGTAGCACAATTGCAACTGGCATGGTTAGCCTAGGCACAACGTTAGCGTCAGGTGGTTTAGCGGCTGCCGCTGCAATGGGTGGAATTGGCTTACTAATCGGTGGCGCAATTTACGGCTTATCAAAACTGCTCGGCATCGGTAAAGTCAAATTTGAAGCGGTTGGCGGTGGCATTATCACGAACGCTCAAAACTTTGTTTTAGACGGAATGCAACAAGCCGTCGCGGTCTACGATTACAGCAAAATCAAGAAAACCGTTACAGGCTGGTTTAGTGATGATGTGACGTATTTTGATGTCATTAACGGGATGAATAATCCGTTGACCAAATTGTTCACAGGCGTGTTTGCACAAGTTGAAGGCTCGATTTTAGAAGCCTCAAAAGTATTAAATGTTGAGAGCTTGATAAACAAAGATATTACGTTAGCAAAAATGAAATTGAGCCTCAAAAAAGGCGATAAATACACCGAAGAAAATCAAAAGAAAATCGAAGATGCTATCAATAAAGCCACTGATGATATTGCCTCACAAGCGTTAGGTCGTTATTTTTCTGCGTTCCAAAAACTCGGTGAAGGCATGGCAGAAACAACAGCACGTTTAGCAAGTCAAGCCGTTGTTGCAAAGTCAGGTTTTGAAAAATTAGGCATGACAGTCAAATTGTCGGGTTTAGGTTTGGTGTCATTTAGCGATTCGTTAGCTAATGCAATGGGCGGTTTAAAAGAAATGCAATCCGCATTTGATTT